CCGTTGTCCTCGTTAAGCGCCCCGCACCGGGTCAGATAGAGGCCCTACAGAAAAGCGGCAAGCCTTGGGTCTGGGACATCGTTGATGCCTACCCGCAACCCGAGTGTACGGGCTGGCCGAAGGAGAAAGCCGTTGCGTGGGTTAAGCAGCAGATCAAGGCATTCCGGCCCAATGCGGTTATTTGGCCCAATCGCAAGATGGCTGAGGACTGTGGTGGAACGGAGCGTGATCTTGTTCTTTACCATCACCATCGTCCAGGTATTGCTGTTAACCCTTTACGCCGTGACATTCAAAGCGTTGGGTATGAGGGGTCGGCCAAGTACATCGCCAAGTGGGGCTTTCACATCCTCAAGGCGTGCCGAGACAGGGGCTGGGACTTCCACATAAACCACGGCACTCACGCTGATTGGGATGTGTGTCTGGCCTTCAGGGACGATCAATTTAACGGCTATGCACAACGTGCATGGAAGTCCAACGTGAAGCTGGCAAACGCTCACGGGTCTGGGACGCCGTTTATAGGAACCTGTGAAGATGGCTACCGCGAAACGGCAACGGGTGGAGAGTCGTGGTGTCACAACCCCAAAGACATAGGGCTGCATCTCGACCTTTTACGGAGCCAGCCGCTTCGATGGAGCATCAGAAACCAGTTTCTCGACAACGCCTACTCACTGGAACAGGCGGCGAGCGACCTAAAGAACTGGCTCAATACGGCGTTCTAATAAACAAGCATTGCGCCAAGAAGGCAAAGGAAATGCTGCACGGGCTGTCACTGACAATCCCCGGCGCGGTGGCTTTCAAAGAGTACCAACCGTGCAAGCACTTATTCCTTTACGGGTGGGGCGGTGATGAGCAGCAGGCTGCGCTGAGAAAACACGGCGGATCGTACGCCTGTTTTGACCTTGGCTACTGGTCGAGGGAGGTAAACCGGCACTGGCGGGTTTCAGTCGATGGTTGGCACTGCCCTGATCGAATGATGACCGGCGCCGGGCCTGAGAGGCTAGGGCGATACGGCTTCAAGATACACAAGGCGAATTACAACCCGGACGGCCCCATATTGCTGGTCGGGAATAGCATGAAGACCTGCAAGGTTGCAGGGCGAAACTGGAGCAGGCGCAAGGCGGCATGGCTTAGGCGCAGGACTGACCGGCCCATCTGGTACAAGACAAAGCCCCGTCGAAGCCCCGAGCCAGGGGTGGACGCTGACGAGGTTGTAAGTGGCGACATAGCGGACGTGCTTCCGCAGGTTTCTATGGTGGTTTGCCGACACTCTAACGTCGCAGTGGATGCTGCGTTCTACGGTGTGCCGGTTGTCTGTGAGGACGGAGCAGGCGCTGCCATCTACCCCAAGACGCTAGACGGGCCTCAGCCCAGTTATGAGCAGAGAGTTCAGTTCCTGCGGGATGTGGCTTGGTGGCAGTGGTCAACCGATGAAATCAAGCGAGGCGAGTGCTGGAAATGGTTAAGGGGGCAGCTTGAAGATTAACTTTGCCTGCGGGTACCACACATGGGACGGGTTCTATTGTGTTGATGCCGTCCAGAACCCCAGGGCTAAGCGTCCGGTTGATCTGCTCCACGCGCTGCGATTTGACGGCGAGACCTTGGTTAATCCGCTGCCTCTGGAGGATGAGTGTGCCAGTGAGTTGCACTCCATCCACTTCATTGAGCATGTCTATGCATGGGAAGCCCCGGCAGTTATCAGGGAGTTCCGGCGACTGCTCAAGCCGGGTGGCCTGCTGGTGCTTGAGCTACCCAATCTAGAGATGGCCTGCCGGAATCTCTTGAAGGGTACCAAGGATCAATACTCCATGTGGTCACTGTACGGCGACCCCAACAAGGTGGACCCGTATATGTGCCACCGTTGGGGTTACACGCCGGACACGATCTGCGCGCTTCTACGCGAGAACGGATTGAAGAACCCTGTCATCAAGCCGCCGCAGTTTCACGGCAGACGCAAGTACAGGGATATGCGGGTGGAGTGCGTTAAGTGAAAGTATACCTTGGGTACGATGTGAGAGAGGATGCCGCCTATAGGGTGGCTATGCAGTCTCTCTACCATCATTCCGACATCATTGGCGAGCCGCTGCGTGCTGACCGGCTGAGGGATGTTGGGCTGTACTGGCGCAACGTCGATCACCGGGATTCCAAGTTCTACGATCTGCCATCCAACGCCTTCGCGGCGACGGAGTTTGCGACTACGCGGTTTCTAGTTCCCATCCTGTGCCAGGAGGGATGGGCGCTGTTCACCGACTGCGACATGCTTTTCCTTGATGACGTTCGCAAGATGATGGATCACGCCGATCCTTCAAAGGCGGTGATGGTGGTTAAGCACGATCACCGGCAGGAAGGCATGAAGATGGACAACCAGCCGCAGCAGTCCTACCCCAGGAAAAACTGGTCTAGTGTCATGTTGTTCAACTGCAACCACTCGGCCAACCGAAGGCTGGCGGTTGAGGACGTTAACCGCCGTCCCGGTAGAGACTTGCACCGATTCTACTGGCTGCATGACGACGAGATTGGCGAGCTACCCCCGGAGTGGAATTGGTTGGTAGGAGTCCAGCCGAAGCCGAAGCATCCGAAGATTGCCCATTACACTTTGGGCGGCCCGTGGCTCCCCGACTGGCGACCGCAGGAGCATGACGACCTGTGGCTGGAGGCTAAGGGTGGCTGAACTGCAATTCTCCCTGCTGGGGGTAGAGGAGCTAAAGCGCAAGTTCTCCGATGTGTCTGAGGACATGACGAAGAAAGGCGCTAACGCTGCGGCCCGTTCTGCTGCCCGGCTGGTGGCTAGAGAAGCATGGAAGGGCGCGAACAAGATTGATGACCCTAAGACTGCCGAGGACATCGCAAAGAACATCTGGATGGGCGGCGCGAAGTATCCCGGCGTGAAGAAAAACGCCAAGCGGTTCACGCCATTTGATGGGGTTAAATATCGCGTTGGTGTTGCCGGTGGTGCCGGTGGCAACCTTCCGTCAGAGGCTTTCAAAGACCTGCCCGGCCTGGATACGCGGCACTGGCGCTACTGGGAGTTCGGCTCAGAGAACACGCCTGCAACTCCGTTCCTTCGACCTGCGCTATCACGGAATGTCGGCCCCGCTGTTAACGAGTTCTTCAAAGAGTTCGACAAGGCCCTCGCAAGGGCTGTCAGGAAGCGAGCGAAGCAACAGTAATGTACCCGCCCATCTTTGAAGTCTGCGCCGCTGATGCGGATGTGCAGAGCAACCTAGGTACGTCTCCGACTCGCCTTTATCCGTTTGGCGAAGCACCGCATGGGGTCACCAAGCCCTACGCCGTGTGGCAGATGATTACTGGCCTACCGGAAAACTACCTCAACCAAGTGCCCGACATGGACTCCTACAGCCTTCAGGTGGATGTCTACGGCGGCACTGCTACGGAAGTCAGGGATGCCGCGCAGGCACTGAGAGATGCGATTGAGCCGCACGCTCACATCATCGCATGGCGGGCAGAGGCCCGTGACCCGGACACCCGGAACTATCGTTACTCATTTGATGTTGACTGGTTCGTTGACCGCGAATCAGTTAGTTAACCCGCGAGGAGGAAGGCCATATGGCTATTGAAACGCAAGGGACCAAGCTTTACACGATTGATCCCGACACCGAAACGCTGATTGAGGTTGGTTGTGTAACCAGCATTGACGGCATTGATACTTCCATTGAGCAGATCGAGACGACCTGCCTTGAGGACACGGCACGGACCTATGTCTCCGGTCTGGCAACGCCTGGGGCTGCGACGTTCGGGATCAACTTTGACCCGTCCGACAGCACGCACGTTCGTCTTCATGAACTGAAGACCGCCGGTACCACGCTGATATGGGCGCTGGGTATGTCTGACGGAACGGCTGATCCTACTGTGGATTCTAACGGCACGTTTGACCTCGCCACGTCCCGTAGCTGGATTAGCTTTGACGGGTTCATGTCGAGCTTCCCGTTCAGCTTCCAGCAAAACTCTGTTGTTCAGAGTACGGTCGGCATCCAGATCAGCGGCGACCCAGTACTGTTTGAGAAGGCGTAAGCCATGAGGCTCAACGTCGATGAGCTAGCTAAATCGGGTGGCTTTTCCGGTGCGCCGGTCAAGCGGGAAATCAAGTGGAAGGAGTACGTCTTTGACGTATATGTAAGGCGTCTCTCCTACCACTCGGCCATCTCTGACGTTAAGGCTGTGGCAGGTAACGGTGACATAGCGGCTGCGAGGATTGCTGCCTGTATTGTCGATGAGGACGGAAAGCCTGTCTTTACCGTTGCTGACGTAACCGGAGTCAATGAGGACGGTTCGCCCGTTCTCGCGGAAGACGGCGAAGAGCGCGGCGCTCTGGACGCTGACCTTGCGACTGAATTGCTTATGGCAATCAGCGAGGTCAATGGCCTGGGAAAGTCGAAGACGACGAGCTAGGGCCGGAAGATGACTTCTGGCATGAGCTAGTCCTCGCGGGTATCGGTGGGCGCACT